CCACAAGGCAAGAAAGAGAAGAAAATACGATCTCTGGGTTCTTTGGTAGAGAAGCATTTAAAAAGGCATGGACGAAGGACATCCACACATTCCTTAAGAAAATTTCAGAAAGTGTCGGTAAATTTGGTGGTGGCGGTGGTGGAGCTGGTGCAGGATTTTTGGGAGGGATGATGGGGGGAAGATTTTTGGCATGGCTTCCGAGAATTATTCCGTTCATTCTTCCCGTTATTGGGGTTCTCGCTGCTGCTCTTGGCAGCGTAATGCTTGGATCGTGGATTGATAAAAGGCTCCAGGGTACTTCGGCAGGAGGTGCAGTTCAGAAAGGGTTCGATGTCATGGCTGCAGGGGCATCGGTTGTCGGTGATGGAACAGCTTTCGGCACATCGATAAGCAATATTGCATTAGGGGGAGCGACAGGAGCTGGTGCTTCCCTTGTTTCAAGGAGGAATATCGTTAAGACCGCTGAACAGATTGGATTATCAGGGGTTGTTGGAATCGGGGGAATGGTCGGCTCTCTTGTGGAGCAGATTAGCCAATCATTGAAAGGAATTGGGGATGTTGTTTCGGGAGCAATGAACACCGCTGTCGTTTCAAAATCTCCTGCTATTTCTCCATATAAAGCTGCAGATCCATTGATTGATCGGCAGAACAGGAGCGATTAGATATGGGAATAATGGGATTCATAAATCAAGCGGTTGGATCAGTCGTGAGTGCAGGTGTAGGCGCAGCTAAGAGATCAGTCAGCACTGGGATCAGCACAGCATACAGCAATGTCGTTGGGGCAGGGCAAGCATACGTCAGCCGAGCTATTTCACAAGGAACTCAATATTTGGCTTCAACGATTTCTGGCGGAGTCACGGGAATTGTCGGCCAGACCGCTGCTCGATACATCACGGATCCATTCATTTATGGTGCGCTTGGAGCAACCCAAAACACTTTATCAAACTCATTAAATAGATTTGCAAACGGCGTAATCAATTACCCCTATGCCCAGCAGATCGTCCAGACTCCAGGGTTATCGAATCAAACAGGGCGGTATGTTTTCAGCAAGCCACAAGTCACAAGTTACTTGCGGTTCAACGAGTTAGAGTATTCTGGGTATACCCCAGACGTGGCTGGAGCTGCTGCTCCAGAGTACATAATTACGATCCGAAACACGAAGAACTGGGTCGTCAGGGGCACGATGCAGGAGGCTTTTTCGATGTCGGCCAACTCAACCTGGGTGCCGATTGTTCCGACTGGAATTGGCTCGCTGGTGAACTGGGCTACCCAGCTCGCATCGGAGAAGGCCATTGTTGGGAAGTGGGCGACTCGACGTATTTGGACAGGGACGACACCGATCACAATGCGAGTGAATTTGAAATTCAATGCTGTCTTCAATGCCTATAACGAGGTCGTGAGACCTTGCTTGAGGCTTCAGCAGATGGCACTGCCCTCGATTCCGTATCGGAATGGGGAGCCTGGATTTGAGCAATATATTCCGCTTGTGAATCCTCCTGGGCCGTCATTCTCGAAAGAGCTGGATGGGATTCGGTCAGGAATCAGCGGTTTTGTTCCTGGCGGAGCGAGAGACATTTTTGTCGGCAAGGGCGATTACATTGAAATCAAGATTGGAAGATTTCTCAGGTTGAAGAACATCATCATTAAGGACGTAACGGTTTCCTATGATCCGAAGATGACAATGAGTGGTCATCCGATCAGCTCTCAGGTAAGCGTTATTTTCCAGACATATGAAATGATGACGGTTGAGGATCTCGAAGCAGCCCACGAGGAGAAGGGGTAAGCAATGGATAGAACAGCTTTTTATAAGAAAGCGACTGTAATTGATGGAGTGACTGGTTTGCCCATTGAGGAATTCGACTTCCTTCATAACTCGCTTTCAAACTTTGTAATGAATTATCAGCCGAATTATTTCCAGGTCTCAGAAGCAGAGATTGTTCGTCCCGATATGATCAGCTTTAAGAATTACGGGACGGTGGCTTACTGGTGGCTGATCTGTTATGCGAATGATATTCACGATGTAACGGTGGATATATATTTGGGTCAACTTTTAGTAATTCCCAATATATTGGATATTTATGACTTCTTTAAAAAGTGGAAGGTTACTCGATGACAGTAGGCATTGCTGGTGATTATGTATTGAGGATGAAGCTAGGGAACAATGATCTTCCTTTGGCTTTTTCTGCAATGCACGATTTCTCCATTATTCAGGATTTCAATCGGCTGCTGCCATACTATCAGTTTCAGGCTGCAGATGCGTCAGGGTTGCTTACACACATTGCTCCATTTGACAAGAACGTGACGAAGCTCTCCTGTGAAATTGGAACGAGTGATGTCTCGAATATAAGAAACGCATTCACGTTTAAAACATACAGAAGATTCCCAGAGATGATTAACGCTGCAGCAACGAATTTTGATTCGCAGGGTCTTCTTGATATCCCTAACCTTTTCAATCCATCTCGCTGTAGGGCAATGCAGGGGACGATTTATGATGCGCTTGCTTCAATTGCAGTCAATGAATTGCTCATAGACAAGCTCGACATCAGTAATCAGTTGCAGGTGGATAGAACTCTTATTCAACCGAATTGGAGTAATGCGGAGCTTTTTAAGTATCTCAAGAGAACGCTGGGGGATAACGGTGGATATTCTTATTACCCGTACATTTATGTCAAGGACAGCCAATACGTTTTCGCAATGAAGAGTCTTGAGGATATGTGTTCGCAGGATCCAGTATATAAATTTATCGTCAATGATGAGCCCTATCAGGATTATCTTCCTGTTTTGGATTACGCCATTTTTGATAACTACAACGTCCTCGGAATAAAGGGGATCAAGACGCAGCAGTTCGGGTACTTCGATTGGCACAATAGTCAGTGGGTTGAATCCATTGATAGTTATCAAGACTTTCTTTCCTTATCGGATTACATTTCATATGACTATGAAGATCAAGCTGACAGCGAACCAATTTACGACACAGGCCGAACCAACGACTTCACACGAACCTTCCTCGGAAGAGAGCGTGGAGAATATTACAGGCGTATCAATTCATTGGTGAAGATGTGGATTCAAACTCCAGCAGGATTACCGAATCTTGTCCCAGGAGAAGTCGTGAAGGTTCTCTTCGCTGATGGATTGTCGTCAGGGGATCTTGCGACGTATCAGTATTCGGGGTACTGGCTTGTTGAAAGAGTTTGTCATTCATTTGGAAAGACATTTTTTACGAAGATGCTTCTTACGAGAGCAGGTATCGACACGGATCAATATACATCGGCGATGCGTCCTCTTAGGAGAAAATTATAATGGATCCACAGAGAGAAGATCCAACGAGATTTTACGGGATGTATCGGGGACTGATCATTAACAACAACGATGAATATTATGCAGGTCGTTGTCAGATCCAAGTCTATCCGATGTTTACCGAGATGGATCCGCTGCTTCTTCCGTGGGCAGTTCCAGCGATGCCTTTGTCGGCAGGTGCAGGAGCTGGCTTCGGAACTTTTAAGGTTCCTGAAATCGATACATTTGTATTTGTGTTCTTTGAAAACGGAGACCCTTATCAGCCCGTTTACTTTGCGGAAGCGCAGACGGCTGCAATGGGTATACCGCAGGAAGCCTATACGAATTATCCGTATCGGAGAGTGGTGAAGAGTCCTTCTGGAATCACGACAACGATTGACGACATTGCAGTCGAAGCAATCATCGATCATCCAGCAGGGACACGAATTATTATTACTGCGACAGGGCAAGTGAATGTTTATTCAGCCGATGGGATTTTGATGACGGCAATGTCTGATATTAAGCTCGATGCCCAAAAGAATGTTACGATCAATGCAGGAGAGGATATTGATGCAGACGCACTTCTCAATGTTACGATTCACGGACTCAATGTGACGGTGAATGCAGATCTAAAAGCACAAGTAAATTGCAGGGATGCAGTAGTAGATGCTCAAAAAGACGTGAATGTGACTGCAGGAGCAACGGCAGAAGTGGTTTGTCAGAACGCAGAAGTAAAGGCAGCGGTTGATGCCTATATTGAGGGTGGAGCATTCGTTATTATTCAAGGCGGTATCGTCTCAATTAACCCAACGGCGGTTGCGTAATGCCTTTATATACAAAGAAAAACTGGGCGAAGGGATACACATCGGATTACATCGATGAGTTCGCAACAGTTGTTGAGATCCAGCTTGGACACACGTTGCCATTCGATGGATCATTTCCTCTTGTTATCTGGGATCAAGCGAGTTATCCAGATCCAGGTGATGATCCAAACAGAGAAATTATTGTTGCTTCGTTTGTGGGTCAAGGAAGTGGCGGAGGAGATCTTTACGCCATTGTAAGAGGCACAGACGACACCTCGGCGAATCAGCATGGAAGCGGATCAAGGGTTGCTCTTAACATTACGGCTGGAATTGGGTATGCGGATTTAGGGATTGTCGGGACACAGGAGGTTGATGAGAGTGACCTTGCAGATACGACCGCACTGGTCTATGACGTGCTCTTTAAGAAACTCCGATACAAACCCATAATGGTTGGGTTTTACGACAATGATTTGAATTTATATTTGATGCTTGGTGCATCGAATCTGAATATGTATAACGTCGAATTCATTGCGGTCGTGGAGTATGTGAAACTTCAGGTCGTAATGATTGACGTGTACGAGGAGACATTCGTTTGGGAGAATTTGGATCTCAGTTTGGATCTCCTGAATGTGGATGTGGGTGAGATCATCTCTGTAATTGAAACAGTGGATTGTCAAGTAGTTCAGATTGGAGTGAGTGATGATCTTGTGGTTTCAGAGGATATTCAAATTGTTTTGGATGTCTTGAGTATCGACGTAAATGATTTAATTTTCGTAATTGAAACAGTGGATTTCTCAGGTGGTGAGTTCAGTATTGGAGACAATGTTGGCATCGCCGAGAATATTCAACTGGATCTGTCTTTAGAGTTCGGTGTGGCAGATCCAGTGAGTGTTGCGGAGGACTTTGCATATGCAGTGGTCTAACGCTTTAGGAACCAATACATCGAACACTGTAAATCAAGGAGGAAATAACGATGTCAACACAATATAGAGTACCAGTATTAGAGCATTTTCAATGGCAGCAACCCGTCATTGATATGTCTACAACGACACCGCCAGTCGGCCCGTCAAAGGGTGATCGGTATGTTGTTGCTGCAGGTGCAACGGGTGCGTGGAGTGGTCACGATGACGATGTTGCGTGGTATGACGGCGCAGCTTGGCAATTTGACACCCCCACGGACGGCTTCAGACTTTACAACGCTGATGACTCCAAATACTGGTCGTTTATCACCAGTTCTTGGCAGCTCGTCGGTGAAGGCGATATGTATAAGTCTGTCTATGATACCAACGATAACGGTATCGTGGATTCAGCCGAAGCCCTCGATGATGGTGTCTCAGGAAACTACACGACCGCTGCTCAAGTGGCTACTGCTGTTGCGAACTCTCACGTTCAAAATACTGACCAGTATTTGGATTTCGGGGGAGGGAGTCAAGTCTCGGCTGCTGAAGCAAAGGAAGCGTATGATCGTAGGGGAATTTTCGACACGGTTCTCAAGGTAATTTTGTTTAACCTGAACCCATAATCAACTGAATGATTTAGCGGTTTAGGAGAGAGCGATGTCAACACCCTACAAGGTTCCTGTAAGGGATTATTTCGAGTGGCAGACTAAGGTTCTGGATAAGGATCTTGGAACGCCACCCGTGTCTCCGACCAAAGGGGATCGTTATATTCTGCCGTCTGGTTCGACTGGTGCCTGGAGTGGCCACGATACCGAGATTGCGGAGTATAACGGTTCCTCTTGGGATTTCATTGTGCCGTTCACGTTCTTTACTGCGTGGGTGGAAGATGAAGAGGAGATGTATTACTGGAACAATATTTCCTGGAGCAGGGTGCAAGCAAGATCAGAAGAATTTTCAAGGCGGTATGCTTTGTTGGTCGGGGGAGGAGAATAATGGCTTTACAGGAAAAACAATTAGGACAGGTGAGGCCAGCAGGGACATCACCTGTCAGTATTTATTCCCCTGGAGCAGGAGTGACCGCCATAATCAAGAACATCACGATCTGTAATTCGACAGGGGTTAAAACGCAATTCAGCATTTATCACGATGATGACGGGACAACTTACGATCAAACGACGGCGTTGTTTTTTACCGTTGATATCGAAAGGAATTCCACGATCACACTGCCAGCGTTTATGGCGATGAACGATGCAAGTGGAAATCTTGCGATTCAAACAGCTACGGCGAATGCTTTGACGTTTTCTGTTTATGGGGCGGAGGTAACGTAATGTTTCAGATTCCAGATTATCAAAGGATCACGGACGGCACAAACATAATGACGGTAGGGCTTCTCGATACTACGGGTATCGGGATCAATACCGTTAATCTTGGAGTGTACCGTGCAACTCCGCCGACTCTGACAGACGGGCAAGTCTATCCTCCACGGATTACGAAGAGTGGAAAGTTGGCGATTGAAGCAACTGTTTCCGACAATGAATCGCCGACGAAGTATCAGCTTAGAACAGATTTCGATGCGGTAGGGGATATTTTAAATACAAGCACCGATGTAGTTCTTCTCGCTGTGACAACAACGTCAGGTGTCTTGGATTTCATTGCTGTCTCAGGAGGCAATGCGAATTATGAAATTGCCATTGAGATTGATGGTACGGAACGTCTCAGAATTACGATGGCGGAGTTGGCTTCCATTGGATTAGGAAACGCCACAAACGTAGCTACTTGGGCTGAGACAGCGAATAAGAACTTTCGATATCATCCGAAAGATCCAGTCGGATTCACGACAGGATTCAGGATTTTGGCGAAGGCAACAGGAGCACCGCTTCCAACAGTAACGCATATGACGCTTTACAGAGAGAGGGTTTCATCGTAATGGCGACTACAGATAAAGATAAAGTTTTTACAGCACTTGAGATCAGAGATACCGCCAATCACGATTCCGTTGGCTCTATGACTGGCGAATTCACTGCGGAGACCATTGTTGTTCACAATAGCTTGAATCAAGATTGTGAACTCCAACTTCAAGGATCAGCGGATGACGGAGCAAACTGGATTGATATTGGGGATTCCTTCACTATTCCAGCAAACACAAATGATTATCAAACAGTAACGGATTACTTCTGTTGCTACAGACTCCAGGCTCAATGCAGTGTGGCTCCCACGACGGGATCTCTCACTTCGTGGATTCTGAAAACACACGGGAGTTAAAATGGCAGGATCATTAGATTCAATTAAAGGAAGCGTCCCAAAACAAGTATGCAGGTTCCTGAAGCTGACAGCTCCATTCACAGGGCCGAATATGCGTGATGATGTAAATGCGGTTCTGGCTGACGGCTGGAATTTGAACGGTATTTTTTTAATTGATGGTGATAATTGGGCGGTATTCACACGACCAAAGAGGCAAAAAGGATGAAGCAATATCTCTATAAGCCAATGAGGGACAAGGAGTATCCGAGGGCGCAGGACATCCTGACTGGAAGGACGTGGGACAAGACCTGCTACATTATTGGCGGAGGAGAATCTTTGAAGGGATTTGATTACTCGAAGCTGGATGGGAAATTTACGATTGGAATCAATCGTTCCATTGAGGTTTATGAATCCACGATTTGGTATGGAATGGATTGCCAGTTCCTCAAGATGGTTCAGGAAGGATTCATCAAAGCCGAAAAGTGGGAAAATTTTAAAGGCATTAAGATTTTCGCAAGACCCAATAACGGCTGGATCTTTGACGGAAATGTTTATCTTGTCGAGAATTCAGGGAAGGTTTCAGACAACATTGATGAAGGAATTGATCACGGAACAAATTCAGGATATGGAGCATTGATGCTGGCTGTCGCTCTTGGCTGCAAAAGCATTTTCCTCCTGGGATACGATATGACAGTGAAGGAAAGCCCGAACTGGCACGAGGGATATCCTCACCAGCAAAACCTAGAGATCCAAAAGAAAAGAGTCGGGAAATACATTGCTGGATTTGATAAGGCATTTTCAAGTCTGACTCGACTTGAGGTTTCAGTTTACAACTGCTGTCCCGACAGCAAGCTCGAATGCTTCCCGAAGGTTGGGATTGATGGAGCGTTTTCTGTGGCAGAGAAAGATCTCGCCCCAGTACCAGAAGAATCTGAATTTAGTGATATGTATTATTAGGAGAGAAAGTGGCACATCCAAGACCAGTAGGAATAGAAACGGGAATTGAAGGAACAGGAACAGAGGTGTATGGGGGCTCTGGATCCTCTGGTATGGGTGGCGGTGCTGCTGGCCCAGGAAAGATTGGGAATAGAATTGCGTGTCTTGGTGATGAATCAACTCATAATTATCGAGGGAAGAAGGGATACATCTTTACGACAGGAACAGATATTTACGGGAATGACACTTGTATTGCAGAAGGTCTTCCCGTAGCAATCGAGGGGGCATTACATAATTGTCCAGTTCCAGGACACGGGATACAGAAGATTAACGCAATTACGATAAAAAGTTATTATCAAGGTAAATTGATTCTGACAGAGGGTGCTGTTGTTGATGCTCCTTGTGGTGCCGTAATCAAGCCCCAAAATAGGAAAATTTATGTCGAGTAGGAGGACTTATGGCAGTTGTAATTAGAAAAAAACCAAGTGATGTTGTTTGGAGTGACCTCGACCAAAGGTTCCTGACGGATGGGCAAGGTAATATTAAAATTGTCAAAAATGTGGATGCTGTAATTACATCAATTGATAATATTATGGGAACGTTTCTTGGAGAACGGGTGATGCTTCCGCAGTTTGCTTCCCGACTGAAGGATCTTGTTTTTGATCCCATTGATCAAGATATGATGGGGTTCCTTGCGAGAGAGGTTCGGGACATTATTGAGGCGTGGGACGACAGAGTAAAGGTCGTTGCGATTAACACGTCAGCGGATCCAGATGCAGCGACGGTCTATATGAGCATTGAGTTTGCTGTTAAAAGTTTTCAAGGAACATTCACCTATAACACAGCGATTAAATAAAGCAGAGGGACAATATGGCTACCCAACTTATCGATTACGTTGATTATGATTTTGAGAGATTGGTCACTCAAATTACAAACCGATTGAAGGCGACGGACACTTGGAAGGATACCTATCGTTCCTCGACGGGTCAGATGTTGATCGAGTTGTACGCCTATATCGCAAATCTCACACTTTACTATATCGAGAGACGTGCGGAAGAATCCTATCTCGATACAGCCCAGCTCAGGTCATCTGTTGTAAACCTAGTCAGGCTCATCAATTACAATCCGAAGAGGAAGGTGTCGGCTGAAGGTGTTTTGACTTTCACTTTGGGTGCAGCTCACGCCTTGAGGGTTTATGTTTCTCAATATACAGAGTGCCGAACGTCAGGCGGAGTAAAATATCTCACGACCGAAGATGTGATTTTTGTTCCTGGTCAGCTTGTTGCCGATGTTTCCGCTATTCAAGGACAGCTTATTCAAACCAACATTTCTTCAACGGGAGCCACGAACCAGGAATACTCGGTTGCGGATATAAGTGTTGAAAATACGAGTTTGACTATTTTTGTAAATTCTGAAGAGTGGGAACAAGTTTCTTCATTTACTTCATCGATCAATTCTTCTCATCATTACATTTTGAGAACAGAATTAGATGGAACAATTACGATTATTTTCGGAGATAATGTTTTTGGGAAATCTCCTGCGCTTGGTGATCAGATTCTCATTCGATACGTCAAGTCAGATGGTGTTGATGGAAACGTTTATGAAGCAGGAAAGATCACGACTCTTAGTGCAACAATTTACGATGAGGTTTCTGCTGTTGTCAACGACATCTCGGTAACAAATACGGATGCTTTTATCGGTGGAGCAAATGCGGAAGGGATTGAAAAGATTCGCTATGATGCCCCGAAGGTGTTTGCGACTGGTGATAGAGCTGTTACGAGAGCAGACTTTATCGCCATTATCAAGAACTACGCAGGCGTTGCGGATACGAATGTGTGGGGTGAAGCCGAAGAGAATCCACCTGATTATAATATGTATAACCGTCTCAAACTTTGTATTTTGATGACGGACTGGCAGTATCCTACGGATCTTTTTAAAGGGGATATGGCGACATATCTTTACAGCAAATCGATGATGACTGTGAAGTATGAGTATGTGGATGCCGTGATTCTTTACGTTGTCCCGACGATGACGGTCAGGATTTATCGAGGCTATACAAAATCGCAGTCGGAAACGAACATCAATACTGCTTTAGCGAATTCTTTCGCTCTTGGAACAACGGCTCTTATCGGGGATTCAAGACGATTCTCTGATTTGGTTTATCAGGTTGAAAATTTGGATGAAGTTGCATACATCCATATGGATCTTGAAATCAGGAAAAATCTTGTCCAGTGGTACGATTCTTATTGGCAGTATGGTGAACTTCTCGAAGCAGTTCCCATCATTGCTGATTCTCTAAAGCTCTACGTTGGTTCTGCAGATGCAACAGCAACTCAGATTGCCCATACGGACGTGACTGGAACTTGGATTGCGGATTCAGGATTGTTTACGGGAGGCACGATTGATCTCGATACAGGATACATCGGAGTCAATGTCGCTGTCCCGTCGGGAGAATTTATCTGGGTCAGATACCAGCAGAACAATGTTTCTACTGGAGAAGGTGGGGATATCATTGTGAAGAAATACGAGATCTGCAGGCTCTATAACGACCAAGCTGATATAACCGAAATTAAATACACTGATGAAACATAAAGGAGAATCTGCGATGAATATTAAATGGGAAGGAATTTTTCACCTTGAGATCCGAGACAAAGACGGGAATGTGACTTGGAAGAAAAGCATTCGGAATGCTCTCACGAATCAGGGCGAGAATAGTATGTTGAACACTTATTTTCGTGGGACATCGGCCCCAACGACGTTTTATTTCAGGTTGTGTAATGACAGTTTGGATGTCGGTGATTCATTGACCACGATTGTCGGAGAGCCGTCAGGGAATGGATATGCTGCACAGGCTATCGAAAGAAGTGCTGTGGGTTGGCCAACTATTGCGCTTCACGAAAGTGCGTGGCGTATTATCTCAAAGGAAGTAACGATTACGGCTGCTGGTGGGGATATCGGCCCAGTAAGCACAGGATATCTGGCGACAACCTTAAATAATACTGGGATTCTAATTGCTTTCGTGAATTTTGATGTTCCGAGAACAATTCTTGATGGAAGCAGTTTAGTCGCCAAATATCAGGTGAAGTTGACGTAACGGGAGGATTAGATGGCGAATATCAATTATACATTTGAGCTCAATCTAACGGCGGAGATTTCATATAATCTCTTCCAACTGAATCAAACCTATACTTTGGAAATGGACATTCTCTCTGAGGTATCGGTTGAAGTTCAAGCCTCAAAGTTGATCGACCTTCTCCAACTTGTTCCTGAGAAGTTTCGTGATTCTCCTTTATTTCAGGACTATTTGCAGATTGTCGGTCTTTATGTCGGGACGTGGTTGGCGAAGGTTGATGATATGAAATACCTCGTTGATCCATACAACGTTTCTGACGAGCTCAAGGTATCGATTCCAGAGAAGCAATATGTCCAAGATGAGGAATACATTTCTCATCTCGCATCTTTGATTGGATTGACCATTATTAAGAATACTGGTGATGACATTGATGACTTCCGCCGTCAGCTTACACAGGCCGTTGACTGGTACAAATTGAAGGGATCTTATCAAGCTCTCACGAATATTATTTATGTTGCTGGGCAGCAGATTGAAATCAAGGATCTCTATACGAACGACTACGCATCATTCACTCCAGAGGATTGGTTTGTTGCGGATTATCCAGGTGAAAATCCCGTAGGTTTGGATGACACTTATTACAAGTCTCCGCATTTTGGATTGCAGATTGAATTGAATCAAATTTACTACACGACAGGTGGATTGCCATATCTCTGGAAAGGGGATGATAAATTTGCCAATGTTCGTGGATATGTTGAGCAGGTGAGGCCAGCGAACACAGTTCCGCATTACATCATTTCGATGACGGCTCCGACAAGTGAATCGGGAATAATGCAGACGACAGCTTATGGAGTAAGTACCCGAAGAATTTATGAACCGTGGTTATTCTCGCAGTATTACTTTGATCAGGATTATCTTGTTGTAGGGCAGGGATGGAATTTGGATGATGGAAAGTTCTTCGACTTTACCAATACGACATTTCTCGCATCCGTGAATCATTACAAGCTGGGCCAGGGGAATCTTACGCCTGATACATCGGGGTGGGAGCCAGAGCCATTCGATCCTGTTGTCGAAGGAATTTTGGCGGTGTCAAATATCCGCCTCTACACCGACAGAACAGAATACGAGGTCTTGCTGGATCCAACTATTGTTCAGGCAGGTATTACTCAAGTCGGACTTTATTTGCCAGACAACACAACTTTGGTGATTGGGTGCACGTTCCCCGTGATTGATAAAATTGAGAACGTTGAACTTCGCATCTTGATCGTAATGTATAAATAAGGAGATTCAAAATGACACAGAAAATTTCGGTTCAATTCTTTGATCCAGCGGATGCAAAAGAAGTCAATGCGATGATGCTTGGTGTACGGGAACCTGGCATTTACAGTGGAGCCTATCTTACGAAGGTAAGTGATATTCAGGTTTCGATTTCAATTTTCACTGCCGTCATTACTTCAAGCAATAATGATTATCAGGTGAAATGCACGACGGATGCAGTAGAGCTTTCGAGTGCATCGATAGCTAATCCTTATATCATTATGCGATGGACGTATGCGGATTCTCCATCGGCTTTTGCAACATTTACAAACACAAATCTTATTGCTCTTGCATCGTTTCCGAATGCTCTTGTGATTGGAAAATGCGTATATACGGGATCCATTATGACTGGATTCGATTACAGCTTGAGAACGATTCCAAACACTCACGAGCTTTTCCTGAAGGTAAGACCGACTGCTCCTGCATCAATGAACGTCAGAATTGCCCCAGGAAAAATCAGTTATGGTGTAAAAAATTATTCTATTATTGATCAGGTGAGTCCTGTTTTCGTCGCTCCCACAGCCAATCCCAGAATCGATGTGCTTTATGTCGATACGGATGGGATTGTGAGGGTTTATATGGGAGCTGAAGCAGCAACTCCAGTGGCTCCGCTTTATAACGGTAAACAGGTTTTAGCTCAAATTACATTGGTTGTTGGACAGACATCGATTGTTGCAAGCGATATCACCGATGTGAGGGCATTTTTATCAGGTGGTGGATACGCCATCTATGCACCGTAAAGGAGAATTCTATGGCACATAAAGCGATACCATATGGGGAACAAGCAGCGTGTCCATCCAATGTGGTTGCATTCACTAATTATCCAATGGTTGGTGATATAACGCAGATCAGGAAAACACATATTGATCAGCTTCGAGCAGCGGTTGCTGGGGAGAGAACACGTCGGGAAAGAGATCAAACGACTTGGACTGATCCTACAATCGAAGCATCCAAGACGCTTCCAAGAAAGCCTCATATGTCAGAGGCACGGGATTCAATCGAGGATATTCGAGATCCGTCTGTTTTTCCTGCACGAGTCTGCGAAACAAATGTTGATGGATGTGTCTGCGAAGCTCACGTTATCTTAACTGATTTAGGTGGCCCAACTGGAGATCAATACTGCACTTTTTGTCAGGATTACTGCACGACAAATACTCAAGGATATTGTCCAACGGATGCTTCCGCAGCAATTACCTGGACTGATCCAGAGATTGTTGCCAATGAAATGCACGTCAGAGCGATTCATATGAATGAGGTGATGGAGGATATCAATATCCAAAGCCAGCAGTGCGTATGTGAGCAAGAGACCTGTAATTATTGCGCTGACTGTGGATATTCTTACAGAAGATGGTATACGGCCTGCAGTCATGCTGGATGTGCCTGTAATGACCATAAATACAATGAATGTCAGCACTCCACTTATTGGGTCAATTCTCCCGTGAATGCTTGTTCAGTCGTGGATTCAGCCGAGAGTGATTATCGAACGGCATTGGCTGCTTACTTACCGCCTGGAATCGATACGCCAGATCAAGTTCCCTGGAATTGTATGTGTTCATATACGCCTCCTGGAATCAACTGGGTGGATCGAAAAGGCCATGCTGCCTGGGGATGTATGTGTAATCCGTTTTTATGGTTGGGAGGCTTAACTTGATAGACGGAACGGAATATTTCCAGGGTCGAACTGTCCACTTTTATATGATTCTTTCGAGAGATTGCAATCTGAAGTGCCCGTTCTGTTATCAGCCTGAAAGTTTTCGTGACAAAAAGAAAATGGATCTTGGGACATCTGACACCACAATGAACTGGATCTTCAATCATTTTGATGACTCAAAAATTAAAGTGATGTTGTGGGGCGGAGAACCCTTTACGAACCTTCCAGTCCTTGAGCACCTTGTTGAAAAATATCCGCAGATCCGATTCACTGTTGTGACCAATGGATACTTGATCGATAAAAAGCTCCGAGACAAACTTGTTAAATATCACAATCTCTATATCAGCTTAAGTATTGCAAACGCCAAAAATGAATTCCCCGATTATCTTAAAAAACTTTCCAATGCCATTGATGTCGTTGTTCAAAACGGGGGAGATGTTCACTACGTCTCCTCCGATCCTAAAGGAATGTATGACGAATACATCAAGATGGAGAATCTCGGTATCCCAATGATTAGGCTATCGATTCCCAGAGATGTGGATATTTCAGAGGAACAAATGCTGGAGATTGAAAGCGAGTGGAAAAGAATTATTGATCACGTTTATTTCGAGAAGAATTTTGGAACTGGGAAAACGAATTTTGATCGTGGGCTAACCTCCAACATTGTTCAGGATATCAAAGGGAGGCCGTTTACGAAGTCTCAGCCTTACTTTTGTGGATGCGGATATCTTTATCTTTCCATAGACACCAATGGGGATGTCTATCCCTGCGACTGGTTTTGTGGATTAGAGAAGCTGAAATTTGGGAATATCTACAACGGTATCAAAGAAGGAAACGTCAGGATGATTGCAAATCTCAGTAAAAACAAAGATAAAATGTATAAGGATTTCTGCAGAGATTGCGAGATTCCAGATATCAGATTGTGCCCCAGGGCAATGTGTTTGGCGGAGAATTTGGAGACGACAGGCTGCCTTACGACTCCGCAGAAGAGTCATTGTCGGGCAAATATCCTGGAGTATCGGGTTCATCGATACCTTGTTGAGCGAGCAATGAAGGAGGGGAAGATCAAATGAAAAGCCTCTACCTCATTCTGACGGACGGCTGCAATTTGAATTGCAGTTTCTGTTACAAGAAAGTGATTACGGAGCAGAGGAGTAAGGAAGTGATGTCTCCTGAGATGGCGAGTTCCGCAATTGATTGGACTTTTGATTCAGGACTCCTTGATCCCGACAGCAAAGACACGACCATTTATTTTTGGGGAGGAGAACCATTCGTTGCCTGGGATACGATGAAGGCAGTTCTTGAGAGATATCCGACAATTCAGTTTTGTGTCAATACAAACGGATTGGCTGTAAAAAGTGATGTGAAGGATTTTATTTTGAAGCATCGATACCATCTGAGGTTGACGCTTTCGATGGGATCTGCATACGACAAATTTGGATCAGTTGATAGGCTTTTGGAAGTGCTTGCCCCTGCAGTTGAGGCCGTAAAAGAATCGGATGATATGTGGGCGGTGAATATGACAATTTCAAAGCCAGAGAAAATGTACGAGGACTTCGAGAAGGTTTACAACACAGGGTTGAAGAATATTACGATTGATATGCCGACCCACATGAAATTCACCGAGGAATTCAAAAAGCAATTCATCGATGGATATCTCAAGATAATGGAGAAGTACCGTGCGAACAAGGACGGTATCTTCAAACATTACGAAAGCCACCTGGCTCCATTCCATGCCGACGAAGACAAGAAGTATCGGTATTGTGGATCAGGAGTAGATCGGATTTTGGTTGATTTCAGAGGAGATATTTATCCGTGTGACGGGCTTTATATTGTGAAAGAAGATTCCCTCGGCAACATTAACAAGACAGTGGACTTCAGAGTTTTGGATAAATTTGGAGAATACAAGGAAGATCCATCTGTCTTTTATCAACATTGCATAGGTTGCGAGATCGAGATGGAGTGTCCGAGAGCAAAGTGTCTTGGCCTCAACATCGAAAGGGTCGGGGACAGATTCAAACCTGATCCAGATTTCTGCGACATCTGCAAAACATTTGCCGAGTTAAGGCGGATCCAAAGGGAGCGATTCGATGCAACAGCCAGCAATAACTGACGTAGATCTTTTCATTACCGAGAACTGTAACCTGGACTGCAAATACTGCTTCCATCCAAAGAACCGCAATTCTCTGGATATGGAGCAGGCCAAGAAGATCCTCGATAAGCTGGCCGTGATTGCCCCTGGGAAAATGCGAATCAATTATTGGGGTGGCGAGCCGATGCTTCACCCCAATGTCGTGATTGGAGTTGCAGAGTACGCCCAGAATCTCTGGAGCAAGAGCAACCTCTCCTTCCATCTTGTAACGAATGGAACGATTTACACTAATGAAATTTTTAAGAAGATGAAGGAGCTCAAGATCTCTGTTCAAGTGAGTCTTGACGGAGCTCCAGAGACCAACGATGCCCAGAGGAGTAAGGGAGAACTTGTTGCCGAAAACATCAAAAAGATTCTTGTGAACTTTCCAGAGACAAGCGTGAGGATGACATTTACGCCAGACAACGTTCATAAGCTCGTTGAGAATATTATGTTCATTAAGGGTTTGGGTGTGAAAAAGATAATGCACCAGGCCGTGATTGAAGCTGACTGGGATGAGGAATCCATCAAGAAGTTTGCGGAACAGTCAGAAACTCTCCATCGAATCAAAGCAAAAAATCCAGATCTTGGCGTGATGTTCGTCGATAAAAACACCGCCATTTGTGATGATATGCAGCGCATCGATCTTTCGTATTGCGGTGCAGGTCGCCAGCTCATCGCCATCCTTCCGAATGGTGATGTCTATGCCTGTCACAGAGCAGCAAGTAACAGGATAATGAAGCTCGGAAACATCCTTACTGATAAGCGGATTATCAGAGGGATGTTCCTTAACATTGATAAGTCCTCCACTGGCTGCATTAACTGCGAAGCCTGGAAAACCTGTCATACCTGCCTGGTGACTCATTATCAGGTAAACGGGAGACTTGAGAAGTTTATCCCAAACTATTGCAAACTTATGTTTGTGGAGAACGCTCTTGCTCAAAGGTATTTGCCTATCATTAAGCAGGAAGAACAGAGACGGCAGATTAAGGCAATTGGAAACGTTGTTCTCGATCTTTCATCTCAACTCCACGGGATCCACAAACAAATTGAGGAACTCGGTAAAAAATTAAAAACCAACACTGTGGAGGTATTGGAATGAAAATCAAAGTCAGAGAGCTAAAGGAAGAGGTTCTCCGAAAGAGAACTGGCGGTGAAGAAAATATCAAATATAAAATTCTTTCAGTGGAAGGAGTCGATCTCAATGTGAAGTGGAAGGTGATTGATATCGACAACGATCTGGATGAAGGAAATAAGTTGGGTGGAACATTTTACCTGACTGAATTTGAGTATGGAGAACTTATCAATAAAGGCGTGGAGTTTAAGAAAATTCCCGTTGATGAATCAATGAAAGGATTTGGAATTCCTCTCCCAGAACCTGGGATGAAAGGAGTCCGTTGAAACTGATAGTTGCATTCCCAACACTGGGGAGAGTCGAAAAGGCAACTCGCTGCATTCAGACAATTCAGGAGGCAGCGAAGGAATGTCTTGAGGACGATGTTTTCATCCGTGTTGTCTTCAGTGATCATGCTGAAGCCAATACAATAGGGACTCTCTTTGGGAAAGATCCATCTATCATTTGCTACAAATTGTATGGTGAGCACGTCGCTCCGAAGTTATGGAATGATCTTCTTATCACAGAGAATTACGATTGTTTTTGCTATTTAAGCGACGACATCGAGTTGGATAAGGATTGTCTTCGGAGAGGTCTCGATTGCTTAATTGAAAATTTCCCTGACTTCGATGGGATGGTTGGGCTCAAGATGAAGAACTGCCCCCCAGGGCAGGCTGTCCAGGCAGCATTCGGAATCCTGGGCAAGAGATTCACGGAACGATTCCTGGAGAAGCAGGTATTTTGCCCTGAATATAAGAAGTTTTGCATTGATAAAGAATTAGAGATATTTGCGAAGTCCGTTAATAGGTTTGTGTTTTGTGAGGAAGCGACGCTGGTGCATCATCATCCAGCCTTCACCAATACGCCTAAAGATAAAACACATGAGTTCGTAAGGCAACATCTCCCAAGAGACTTGGATATCTTCAAGAAGAGAAGAGAGAAGAAGTATTTGTGGGGAGAGAATTTTGAAAGACTTGGAGCTATTGGATGAATTTTTCATTATTGTGCCCAACGAGAAGCAGAATTGGATCCTGCGAGAGATTGATTGCCAGTCTTAAAGAAACCGTTGGCGACTTCTCAAATGTTGAAATTCTTTTTGGAATCGACAACGATGATCCAATTTCAGAAAGACATTTAATTGGCTTTCGAGACACCTACGCTCCTGTCAATATCCGCATTCATAAAAGACAACAAAGTGACTTCATCAATGGAGATTACTACAACTGGCTCGCTCAATTTGCAAAAGGGGAATACCTCCAAATCATTGGAGATGATTGCGTTTTTAAGAAACTTTATTGGGACAAGCTGGCGAAAATGCGTTTGGATGATTATGTTCGCAAGCACAGCGACAGAGTTATCTATGGGATGATTGACGACGGAACTCCTCCTCCCAGGGGAGAAGAGAAGCGGTTTTGTTGCTTTCCACTTTTTTCAAGAACAGTGTATGAAACTTTAGGATTCCTTCTTCATGGGGAAATTCCAACGTGGGGAGCCGACAGCACGATTTATGAAGTATTCGCTCACGGAGATGTAGATCGGGTTCTCAAAATTCCAGAGATAGAAATC